TCACTTATGTCACATAATTGACTTAAACCTCTGTTAGATAAAATATCTATTTTTATCATATTGGCATCTTCAACTTGATCTTTATTTAACCAAATTTGTTTTCCTTTAAAAAATTTATCAATATCATATTCTTTCAATAATAAATTATCCGGAACATTATTTTTAAATATAACTATTCCACCACAATGTAGTGAATAACATCTTAATTTACCTAATAATTCTTTTGCTCTTTTTTTTACATTATCTATTTTTTTATCATCATTAAAAATTTCATTTAATTTATAATCTCTAGGTACAAACTTTCTATAACCTTCATTTCTTATCGCTTCTCTTAATGCAGACTTTTCTTTGTAAATTATATGATTTGATATCCTAGCAACTTTATTTTCCCAATTGTTAAAAATCTTTTTATATATTTCATCTCGATTATTTGAAGGGAAATCTATATCAATATCAGGTATTGATTCTCTGTCTTTATGCATAAATCTAGATAATGCAATATTTTCTTTGATAGGATCAATATTTGTAATACCCATTAAATAACATAATAAACAAGAACCAGCAGATCCTCTTATAATATGAGGGATTCCTTTAGATAATTGCAAAATTTCATAAACTTGATAAAATACTTCTTCAAAATTAAAATTTAATATTAATTCAAACTCTTTAATTAAACGATCAACATATTTCTTGTCATTATAAATTTCTCTTGATAAAGTCTTTATTAACAAAATTATACTGTCATTATTAATTATTTTGTTATTACAATAATTATTTATTATCCTTAAATTGGAATTAAATAATTCTTCGTTATAAAAAAACTCTTTCTTTTCTAATATTTCTTCTGATAAAAATTTATTTTTAGAAATATTCATTTTTCAATATAAATATATATATATTTGTTTAAGTATTGAATTAATTTACACAAATTTTAAAGTTAGTTTGTCTATTATACAAATACTTTACAGTGAATTTTTTTTTGTAATTTCTCCATAATTTTTGTATTTTTTTAATTACATTTTCTTTATTAACAGCTAAATGATAATTATTTATAATGATTTCATCTATAATTGTAAAGAAAGGATAATTTAAACTATTCTTTTCTTTACATTCTTCTATATAATTTTTAAAAATTTCGTGATATTCAGATATAGACATATTAGAATCTTTTGTATCTAAACAAATGTAATTATTATCCAAAAAATTAGATGTGATGCCATGAATTATTGGACTATACTTTTCTATTAAAGCGTACTTCATTTTTACTTAATAATATTTTTATATATTTAATTAATTTTTTTCAATTTTTATAATATATATATATATATGCAAGAATTGTTTACAAAAAAAGGAATTATTCTATTTTTAGTGACAGGATTACTATTTACATTAACTAATCATGTAAAAAGTGATTACATCTCATATATTGGGTTAAATAAAATTGAAGGTTTATTTAATTTAGGACCAATTGCGATTAAGAAGAATTTTGTTTTTGGTATAATTTTAAGTGTTGTATTATCGGTATTTCATATGGGATTCTCTTCAACTGGTTTACTAGAAACTATTATTCAACTTGATTAATTTAAAATAAATATATAGGTTATATACAAATTACTTACATCTACTTCATGTTTTTCTAAATTAAATTTACTTTCATATCTATCTAGAAATTTAGTGTACTCGAATACCTTAAATCCATTATCTAAAAATTTATTTATTAAATAATCTTGTTCCACTATATATTCTGGAACAATGTTATCTAAACCGGTAACTCCTTTAAAATAAACATTAATTTTTTTAAAGTTATCATTATCCTCATACAATTTTTCTAAATAAAATACTTCCTCATCACCGCGCTTCACAATATACTTGTTCCTATCCTTTAACCTATCCTTCACTATATCACCATTTAATGTATGAATTATTACCTTCGTACCTTTATTCGAAAACTCCTTTATATTATTCAAAACAACATCTATCTTATTTATCATATAGTGAAAACTAAACTCAAATGTTATACAATTAGCTTTAATACCTTTCATTTTTATAAGTTTTTTTTTACTATCTTTATCTAAACCTGCACTTCCATCTGACCATTTATCTTCACCTGTTGCTCTAATATATGTAATTTTATTTTTAGCGAAATTATCTTTTGATTGTTTGTTAAGGCCAATTTTATACAATTGTTCGGATGGTTCTAAAGAATATACTTGTTTAACGTTAAGTTGTTTCCAGAATTTAAGATCTTTTAAATCAGATGATCCAACATCAATTATTATATCACAGTTACAATAATTTTTTAGATAGAAGAATTTAATATGTTGATGGTATTTTCTAAGATTATCGAATATAGATAATCTATTAACTCGGGTATATTTATCATAAGCTTTATTTGACTCGTATACAAATAATTTTTTGATATCATTTTCTGATACTATTGTTTTATGCCACCATCTTAATCTTTGTACAATTTTTGTTATAATTATATCATAATCTTCTTTTTCTAAAAATTTTATTACTCCTGCTCTCATTTGTAATTTATTTACTGTCAATGGAAAATTTACTTTATAATTATTAAACTTATATAATGCATATATATCCGTATACGCATTAAAACTATTCCTTTTTAATAATCTTTGAAATTCTAATTCTATTGAAATAAACTTTACCCCATATAAATAAAAATAATACTTACTATCAAAAAATATTTCTTCAATAGATTTAGCTCTAACTGATTTTACCCATTCAATGTTAAGAGCATAAGTTGCCCAATAATTATAATTTTTATCTTTATGTTTCCACCATAAATTATTTTTTTTTAATACTCTAGGATCTAAATTATTATTACCCATTTGATCAGTAATATCTTTAATTTCTTTATTATCCATTTTATTATAGACCATAATATCAACATCTTCAGCTGTAGTACATCCAATTACAAATAAAACCATTGAACTAAGAATAACAGAAGAAAATTGTTGATATTGATTATTTAATTTTAGTAAATTAACGTATCTTTTTAATTCTTCTCTTGAGAATTTTCCTTCATCAGATTCAAATAATTTGTAAAAGTGTTTAACATTAATATAATTAAGTATATTAATATTTTCAATACCAAATAATTGTGTTATATTACATAAATTAATTTTTTTGGGTTGGATATCGTAATCATCATCATTTATAACTACATATAAATTATTATTATTAATTTTATTTTTAATAATAAAATTATTTGATTTAAGACAATATATAAAATTTTTAATTTGAAGAGGATTTAAAGTTAATTTTCGATAATATTTATTATTTGGTTTAACAAATTTAATACCAAAATTAATTTTTTGTATGAAAAGGTATATACTAATTCCTGTTAATTCAAAATTATTTTCTCTAAGTTCAAAATTTAATTTATTTTTTTTTAAATATTTTATTACATCATCATAATATTTTATTTTATAAAAACTATTAAACTTTTTAACTGACTTTATAATTTTTTCATTCATAATATACATATGAAAAAATTTTGGAGATTATATTGGAATTCATTACATTATTTATCATATTTATACGAACCTATACATAAAAATCAAGTTATTAAACTAATTGATAAAATGAAAACAAATGGTATAAAATGTACAAAATGTAAAACTCACTTTAACCAATTTACACAAAATTATGATATAAATAACTACCTAAATAATAAAAATGATCTTATTAATTATTTCCTTATCTTACATAATAATATTAATAATAATAACTTCTCTATTCACGATTTAAATAACTTATACACTAATTTTGATGATACAGAATTAAAAAGCTACGGTATTGACATTCATTTACTCCTTAATATGAATAAATTAGAAAAATTAATAGATATTATTAATACTACTCTTTATTATAGATTACTTATTGAAGATAATAAACTAAACTAAATAAGAATTTAAAATTACTATTATAAAAATTATTGTAGAAAAATATATATTACCTGGATCTTTTTCTATTATACAAATATCTTTAAATAGGTTACTAGACACAATCATAAATAAAAATCCAATAACCATCTTAATAATTGCTCCTAGTTGTTTAAATTGGAATAATGTATTAATTGTTAAATTAATCATTGGTATACATTGTACTGTGTACTCAGTATATAAGAAAATTGACATTAATATAAGTGCTTTGTTTGTTATTTGTGATATTGGTGTTTTTTCTTTTTTACATTTATTACTATCAAAAATCATTTCACTTATCAAGCCTAGTAACAATATTATTGGCCGTAAAAATAATATAGATTTGAAATAATCTTTTAACATACTAACTATAAAAAATAACCCAAATGTTAAAATTATATTTTTATTCATATATTAAAATAATAAATTAATTTAAGCAAATATTATTTATTAATTATAATATGGATATTCCAACACTTTCTATATTAAGAAACGATATTAAACAAAAAGCATTGAAAAAAGAAAGAGATAGCATTGATAAAATTATTCAAAAAAGAAAAATGAATAGAAAAAATTGGGAACCTGAGGATGTTAAAGAATATGAAAACGATCTTGTTGAATTAAAGAAATCAAATGATATATTTATTGAAGAAATGACTAATTTAATTATTGAAAAAACTAATTTCGTCTTAAATCAAAACTCTAGTGCTAAAGGATTTAAATTAATTGAACCTCATATGTATAAACTCATGTATGGAAAATTTAATGGATCACAAATATATAAAGGTTTTTATAATTTCGAAAAAAATGTATATTCTAGATTTAAACATTATGAAGCAGATATTTATGAAACTCCATTTGTTCAATTAAAAAATAAATTTGAAAAATATGGATATTACCTTTATGAATATGTAGCAGATGATGGGATTGTCTCTGTCATGGTTGATTTCAGCTAAAAAATTGATATTTAAAGTTATTTAAATAAATAAATTTAATTATTAATACAAATGTATACTTTATACTTAAAACCGGAAGATGAAAGCGTCGAACAATTTTATAAAAACCATTCTTCTTATCACGAAGGTGATTCAGGATTAGATTTATTTGTACCAAATGATATTGAAGTAAAATGTGGTGAAACTGTATTTATAGATTTGAAAATTAAATGTGAAATGTTAAATGATGAAAAAGATAATTTATCGTATTACTTATATCCTAGATCAAGTATTTCAAAAACTCCATTAATCTTAGCTAATTCTGTTGGAATTATTGATGCAGGATATCGAGGTAGTATTAAAGCTGCTGTTAAATATATTCCTTCTTTTGAAGATTTTAAATTAATGAATTCTGATATTCAACTAACTTATAATATAAAAAAAGGAACAAGATTATTCCAAATTTGCTCACCTGATTTAAGAGAATTAAGATTTAAATTAACTAATACATTAAGTAAAACATCTCGTGGAGAAGGTGGTTTTGGTTCAACTGGTATTAGTACAAGTGTTTAAATAATATTATTTTATTTTTATATATATTAAATGTATTTATTTCATAATACTAATTTATCATCATTAAAAAAAATTATAAAAGATGGTTTAATAAAAGCATCTTATTTAACTAATAATCTAAATGAAGGTGATGGAATTTATGATACAAAAGAT